TTTGTAAGCTTCTTTAGCTTCTTCTAAAGTATATAATTTTACAGGTTTAAATCTATTTATAGAAGGGTCCCATTCTTTATTAGTAGTTTCCCACTTATTAAATCTGCAAAATCTATCGTACAAAGTAAATAGTAATTTATTTTCTGTAGCAAACTGAATTAGATCTTGAGATAGTTGTCTAACAAAAGGCACTTTACCATGATATTCATCAAACAATTTCTTAGCACCAGTTTTATCTAAACCAAGTTCTGCTTGTAATTTTATTTTACCCATACCATAGAAGAGCCCAAGGTTAATTGTCTTAGCTTGTTTCCTAGATATCTTAGCCATATCTGCAACGATCTGGTGAAAGTCTGCACCTTCTTTGTCAAACTCTTCTTTTAAATCTTCTGTACCAGGTAAACCTAATTTAATAGCATAGTGAACAACGATTCGTGGTTCCTGTTGCGAGTAGTCAAAGGATCCCCATTTATGTCCTTCTTCAGGAATAAATAATTCACGCATCTTTTTACCTATAAAACCTTTTGATGGAATTTGTTGTAAGTTAGGGTTACTCATTGAAAATCTACCGGTAACTGTTCCACCCTGATCTGATCTTATTTGATTAATATCTGCATGTATTCTATCTCCATGAACATAACCTAATAAACCATCTACAAATGTATTAGCTGCTTTATCGTACTCTCTTGCCTTGGCAATCATACGTAAAGACTTTTCTTTGTGTGTTTGTAAATAATCTTTTGGAAGTTGTGGCATGTTAGACTTAGGCGTAACTTTGTAATCTTTTATATCTAAGTAGTCTAACAATTTTTTAATAGAAGAAGCAGCCCAGATGTCTACATTAATCCCAGTTTTATTTTTTATAGCTTTTATTATTTGATCTCTTCTCTTTTTTAAATGTCTTCCAAGTAAAGTAGCTTTTGCGACATCAATTCTAACTCCATTAAATTTCATGTCAACTAAACATAAAAATAATTTAGTTTCTAATTCAAATATTTGTCTACAATTTTTTAATTCTTTGTTGCCATCTTCATCTATTTTTGTGTATAATACTTCGTCTAATTTTTCATTAAACAAATTCCATAATTTTAAAGTTAAGTCTACATCTTGTTTTGCATAATCTTTTACAATGTATGCAGGTAGTTTGTGCATGTTGGACATAGGGTCCTTTACCATACCTCCTGACCACTCTAATGTTTTATTTTGTAAATCGTATTTGTATTTAGTATCGTTTAAATAATCTTTAGACAAAGAATCCAATGAGTATTTAAATCGGTTCTCGTCAATTACAGAAGCTGCGATCATAGTATCTACTAATCTCCCCTTCATCATCTTACCTGTAACTGCTCTAATCCAACAAACATCATACATAGCATTATGAAATACTTTTGTAATTTTTTCGTTTTGAAATATTTTATCATTCAAAGACTTCCAGATCTCTCTAACTCTATCAAAATCAAGTTCTGTGTCAGAATGATTAAGAGGGAAATAAGCAGTCTCTTTACCAGTTGCAACAGCTATCCCTGTTATAAAACCATCTTTTCTTATTGCTCCCAGTCCTTTTGTTTTAAGGTTTGGATCGTATGTTTCTATATCAACGGCAACTGTATCTATGCCATCAAGATCTAAATCTTCTGGTGATTTACACATTGTAATCCCTTTCTATTATCATTTCTAAATAATGTATCGCTTTCAATATATCTTCTTTTTTTCCTTTCGAAGAATGTCTACATATATACTTTATTGCATTGCCTTCTGCAAAAAGAATTTTATTTTTGTTTACGAACTCCGATGGTTGAATCTCGTAGTTTTTGTAATGAGATCCTGCTATTTGTTTGTCATATGCACTCATATTGTTCTCCTATATTAAATTTGTAAAGTTACCCATCTATTCAATTTATTTTTTTGTCCTAAAGTGTAGGTCCCTTGTGATTTTATTGTCCAACAATCATATCTACCTCTACTGTAAGCAACATATTTTAGCCTTAATTGTGTAAAATAATCTTCTATTCTCGTTGCTGTTAAATCAACAATAACATTGTCAAATGTAAGTCCTTTTACTGTGTGTATGTTTGCGTATTGAACTCTTACTTCACCTTCTAGATCAAAACCTTTCCTTAATACTTTTTCTATATAAAGAATCCTTTTTTCATAATCTTCTTTTTTACCTCTCTGTATTCTTATCCGTGTAAAGTCTTCTTCATCTATAGATGTTTCTTTAAGTAATTTTAATTTAATTAAATCATAAATAGTGTAATCTTTTTTAACCCAATCTTTAAAATCATATTCTCCAGATCCCCTTGGTATAACTTTACTACCCATGTACTCCCAAAAATCTTTTATCTGTTGTAAAGGCATAGGTACCCCTTCACTAAAATCTGGCCAAAGTTTGTGACATCTTAACTCTTTTTTTGGTACGTAAGCTGTGTTGCCTACATGGGCAAACTCTATACCATTTTGTTTAAAAAATGTTTTTACCCAATTATCAGAAGGAGTTCCTCGATAAGTAAATAAAAAAGTTTCTTTAGTATTTTTTATTTTATCTAACAATGCCTGCATCGCAGTAGACTCACGTCTTAAACTTGGTAAATGATAATGATTACCTATTATAGGTAGACCTTCATTTACATGTCCTTTAGGATAGTTTGCAGGTCTCCAAATTCTTTCATAACCATAATGGTCCCAAATAGGTTTTATAGTATCTTTACAAATATCATTTATAGTTTTACCACAACGGTGACCATCTTCTAATTGTTTTGCACCTTTAGATAAAGTGTGAAAGTAATGTGAGTTTGCTCCTGCAAATTCAAATATAGTTTGATCTGCATCACCTATCATATAGTATTCTTTAGCATTAGTTGATAATTTTTTTAAAGCTTCTAATTGTTTAACGTTACTGTCTTGTGCTTCATCGACAATCAAAGCGTCTATCTCAGGCTCTCTAGATTTTTCTATAAAGTCTTGAATCATATCATTATAATCACAACACAACGTCCTTGAATCTTTTTTATAATTAATATAGGCTGTTTGCATTTTTTCAATTACATTTAAAGTATAAGGTTTATAAGAAAGTTTGTCACAACTTCTCCAAAAGTCTTTTAAATTTTTTCCTTGGCCAAAAGCATCATTTAAATATTTATAGAAATTGTGTTTTTCAAACTCTACTTCTTTTATTCTTTGTAACTTAAAATATGAACCTACTTCTTGATCTTTACATAAATTGACATGATCTTTATAATCAAAAAGTTCTTTAGACATACCTCTATTCTTACAATAAGAATGTATGGTACAAATTTTATGTTTAAAAGATTTTTTAGTTAATCCTTTTTCTTTTACTATTTTTAATTTTAATATTTCATCTCTAATTTCTTCTGCTGCAACTTTAGTATGAGACAAAATTATAATTTTATCGTAAGTAAATTTATCTAATAATTCCAGATACTTAGCTGTTATATATTTAGATGTCTTTCCTGTACCTGGAGGACCAGATATAAATTTAGGCTCAATCATTTGCAATCTCCTTATATTCACCATCAACTATTAAATCTTCCTTATCTAAATCTTGATTTAAGATTCTCCATGAAACACAAGATTTATCTCCAAACTTACCATGATTCTTTTTAGCTTTTAATATTGATTGGCATTTAATAACTAAATCTACTCTAGCTAAATTTATTTTTTGTCTATGTAAATAGTCTTCAAATTTATCTAAGTTAAACTCTAAAATTCTTTTATTAATATTGTAATAAGGCATTCCAAAATAAGCTAATTCTTTTTTATTAGTGTATGCTTTTTCTTCTGCAATATAGTTTTTAAAGTTCTTAATAAATCTATTGTCCTCTTGAGCTTCCTCTACATATTCATCAGACTTACTTCTTGATTCATATTTTAATCTCATAATTTGATCAAATTCATTCTGTTTCATTTCTGGAATCCAAACAGAAGCTTTACTAATTACTGCATCATAAAATAGTTTTTTATTTCTAAGTGTAGGTCCATCGACAGTTATTCTTTTTTCAACACTATTACCCTCTACTACTGAATTAACTGTTACAAAATATCTATCACTTCCATACTCTACAATCTCCCCAATAGATTCTTGAGCCTCTTCACTTGCTGCTTCTTTAATACCTATCCAACTAAACAGAGTTGCAATGGTTCTTGTTTCACAACCAACTATCTCTGCTAATTTAGGCATACCAAATTTTCTTTGTGCCTTTTTAACTGTTGTACCTTTATTATCTCTTTTATTAGATTCCTCATCATTAGCTGCTATCGCAACTTCATATATAAATTCGTTTATTTCTTGCTCACTCCATTGTGTTTTAGTAATTAAAACTCCAGCTACTGCAGTACAGAAAGCATCTCTTTGACCTTTCCCTGCATACAAAATACATAGAGCAGTAGACAAAGCAATCTTACCTAAATCTATTTTAAGATCCCCTGGATACTTATTAAAGCCTTTATAACTTTCCCATCTTACAATCTCATCTGCTTTACTGTGTTGAGACTCTGGAACTATTGTATAATGTTTTGCATCACTTCTTATTTCACAAAGTGTATTACCATGAGGAAACTTTTTACAAAACTTTTCTAATTCTTTAGGTAAAATAAACTGTTTAAACTTTAATTTTTCATTCCATATATAATGACTAGTAGGATTACTATCTCTACCAAAAATAGAACTTTTGTTTTTTAAATATATATCTGTAAATCTTCTGACAATAGGATTGTCAATATCAAAATCTGTGTCTTGGTCTAATCTAAGAGCTATTTCGCAATGTGAGTATTTTTGTTTCCATTCTTCTTTCGTTATCTTAAAATCCGGGCTGGCCCAATTCTTAACTTCGGGCGTGCCCTTGAGGCACGGTATAATGACCCTCCCTAGATCTATCCAATCCGCATAGCTAACCGGCGATGTATTCACACTTTCATCCATAATTAATAGTGGACGGGTCCACTCTCGCTTAACCGTCCACTTCCCGCAGGAACTGTTATAAGTTTATAGTTTTTTTAGCTGGTTCTTGGCTTTCAGGTTTAGCTTCCACTTCACCTTTACCAATTTTTTCTGCAAAGTTTTTTGCAATATCATACAAACCTTTTTCTGATACTGGTCCAACTTTACTTATATCCCAACCAAACCATGTTCCTTTGTCATTAGACATCTGAACAGTTTTTAAGTTGTAAATGTGGCTATAAGTTGGCGGTGTAAATAAACCGTTCTTACCTTGCATTTTAATACCCATCATCATCGAGTTCCATTTTCTACTAACTTTTAATTGAGTAGATTTCATTGAAATCAATGCGCTTGTAGGGTTATCGCTAACTTGAATAACGAAATGGTTAGCAGTGTTTTCAAGATAATTACCATTTGGTAACCTGTCTTTGTAAGACTTATCTCTAGTAGTCTGACTAACAATGTCACTATCCGCATCATGAATTGCAACAGGTGCACCTGTACTGGTACCTCTATCTTGCCATTCAACATACTGTCTTTTATAAAACGCAGGTATAATTTGTATACCTTTTGATCCATCAAAGATTTCGTTAGTAACTGTATTGATAATCATTCCTGGTTCTGCACCATCGATATATTTACCATCTCTTTTGTTTATCTCTGGAGATAGTTGTCCCAAAACTTTTAGGAAAGGTAAAGCAAGATCTTCTTGCGATATGTTTTGAGTTCCTTGATCTGCATCAGCTTCAAACATATTGATAGCTACTGCTCCGTCTTTTTTAGTTGTTACATCGTTCATGTTTATTTGTTCCTTTTTATAGTTGTTTTATTTTCAGTAAACACACTGAAAATTTCCGTTGGCATTTCTTTTCCTGCCTCTATACGCTCACGGACTAGCGCTTTGAGAGTCATGGGTTCTACCTTCATCTTTTGTGTTGGTTGGAACCCTTGACCCTTTGCAAGGTTAGCATAATCTGCTGCCTTGTTATCTTCGTTACGACCAAATGATACCAAGATCTCGTTCTTAATAATATCACCTAGCCCGTTGTCTCGAAGCCAATTGAACGCCGACTCTTTATTAGCTTCTGTAATTGAAGCCTTGTACGACGTAGCTACTTTAAGATGTGATCCATCTTGTAACTTTAATTCTGATAAACCCATTTCACTCATCATGGTAGGTATAACCTCACCTGATAGTCGGTTCATTTCTTCTTTTGTTTTTTTCATAACCTCTTCTTGAACAGTTAGTTTTTTGTTAAGGTCTTCTAATTTTTCAACTTGGTCTGCAAGAGACTGAATGTTTTCAGTTTTTCTTATAGAGTTCTGTTGGTCTTCTTCAAAGTTAATCATCTATTTCTCCTTTCTCGTATAGATTAATCTCAATAGGATAATATTGTCTTTCTTGTTTATCCCATTTCAATACATTGTATTTACCGTTTGTAATATCAGAAACTATAGAACATGCTACACCTATAATTGCAGGATCCCCTGTTAATAATAAATAATCTCCTTGTTTAAAATTTTTTAAACCTTTTCTTAATTTAAAAATTAATGGACCAGGAGAAAAAATCATTTGAGAAAATTCTGGTAATAAAAATTTAAACTCACCATATCTAGACGCACCAATAATATTAATTTTAGGATTACCCAATTGAGTTCCAGGAATTTCTTGTATGACATAAACTATATTTTCTTTCATACTTGACAATATAATGTTTTAATATTATATGTCAACCCAGAAAGAAGAAAAATTATGGATTATAAATTTAAAACAAAACCTTACGCACATCAACTAACTGCGTTAGAAAAATCGTGGAACAAAGAGAACTTTGCTTATTTTATGGAAATGGGTACAGGTAAAACTAAAGTATTAATAGACAATATGTCTATGCTTTATGATAAAGGCAAAATAGATAGTGCTTTAATTATTGCACCTAAAGGTGTTGTTAAAACTTGGTATGAACAAGAACTTCCAACTCACTTAGCATCACATATAGAAAATGTATCTGTGTTGTGGCAACCTAACATTACAAAAACACAACAAGAAAAATTAGATTCTTTGTTTGAAATTGATAGTGGATTACATATTTTAATTATGAATGTTGAAGCTTTTTCTACAGAGAAAGGTGTTAAGTTTGCAACTAAATTTATTAATTGTCATAAAACTTTAATGGCTATTGATGAGTCTACAACTATTAAAACACCTTCAGCTAGAAGAACTAAAAACATTATTAAACTTGGTTTGAATGCTAAGTATAAAAGAATCATGACAGGTTCTCCTATTACAAAAAATCCACTTGACTTGTATACGCAGTGCGAGTTCCTTGATCCGTGGTTATTGGACTTTAGTTCTTACTACGCGTTTCGTAATCGTTATGCAGAAATGAAAACAATGCATGTAAGTGGAAGATCAATTCAAGTAGTAGATAAATTTCAAAACCTTGGAGAGTTATCCGATACAGTTAAAAAGTTTTCTTACAGAGTATTAAAAGAAGATTGCTTGGATCTACCTCCTAAGAACTTTATTAAACGTCATATAACTTTGACTGTTGATCAAAAAAGAGTTTACGAACAAATGAAAAAACATGCCATTGCAGTTTTAAATAAAAAGGTAACTACAACTGTAAGTGTGTTAACTCAATTGATGCGATTGCATCAAATTACTTGTGGTTATGTAACCGCGGACGATGGTTCTGTTCAAGCTGTTGAAAGCAACAGACTCAATGAATTGATGTCCATCTTAGAAGAGACCGAAGGTAAAGCTATTATCTGGGCTAATTATCAAATGAGTGTTGGTGATATTATACAAAAAATTATTAAAACTTATGGTAAAGATTCTTATGTTCATTACTATGGTCTAACTCCTCAAGAAATTAGACAAGAAAATATTGTACGTTTTCAAACAGATCCTAAGTGTAGATTTATTGTAGGTACACCTCAAACAGGAGGTTATGGAATTACATTAACACAAGCCAATACTGTTATTTATTATTCTAATGGTTATGATCTTGAGAAAAGATTACAATCAGAAGATAGAGCACACAGGATAGGTCAAAAGAAAAGTGTAACTTATATAGATTTAATTGCGGAAGATACAATTGACGAAAAGATTGTAGAAGCTTTACGTAAAAAAATTAATATAGCGTCTGAAGTATTAGGTGAAGAACTTAAAGATTGGATTTAACCAACTACTTTGCCGCCAGACCATTTCATTTCTGGTAAACCTTCGGTGTATTTTTTACCATCGAAGGTAAGTATTTGTTTTCTGTTAGATCCTTTTTCATCATAAGACACATGTATCCATCCCGCCTGGTCATCTTCGGGTTTATAATATTCTAAAATGCATTGATCGAAGTCAACGTTGTTAGTCAACCAGTAAGCTACTTGAATATTGGGCACTGAATGGATTTCAAAGTCTGCGGCGCAACCAAGTGCATGCTGACTCGTTTTTTTGCTCCCAATAGCCTCACACAGCGCCTCTGAGCGGTATCCTGAGCTAATGCTTAGGGGTTTGTCAAAGTGTGCTCTAGTGGGCTCTAAGACCTCATAACATAGGTTTCCTAAATTTTTTATCTCTCCAGGCCCTGGAATGTTGTCAATTCCCTTACGAACTGCAGTCATGCTACGTGTCATCTCTTCAAGAGTAAAATGTTTGGATAATTGCATATTTTATTTAATCATGTTTAATAAAAGTGCAACGATTATTCCAAATGCTCCTCCTATTATCATCTTTTCCATACGCTCAAGTCTTTGTTTAACTTCTTTTATTTGTTCAAAGGTTTGTTTCTGCATAATACGACACAGTTTTTCATGGTCGTCTATTTTTTGTGATGCAGATTTTTTTGTCATTATGTTCTCAACCTTTGTCTAATTATTTGTTCTTCCGGTGATAATAAAGCACTCTCTGTCTGTGTCAAGTTTGTTGTAGGGTTTATATTTGCTGCTGTTTTCATTACTTTTGGCGTAGGTGTATTACCTAGTGGTGGTGCTTCTGGTTTACTTGTAAAACCAGGTGAACCTGGAATTACTAAATCTTTAATTGCTCCAGGTATTTTTTTAATATTTCTTTTAATAAACCCTTCTTCTTTTAATGGTTTACCATTATCATCATACATTAATCTACCTTCTTTATCTGTTTGATAGGATTCGTTATCAGGATTATAGCCCCCTTCTAGTTTTTGAGTTTCTTCATTATAAATTTCAGGAAAAAATTTAACACCACTATATTTATCTATAATACTGTCCAATTTAGATTGAGGAAATAAAAAATTTCTATTTGTAGTGTAAATGTATTTACCATCTTCTTGATTAAGTTTATTCATTTGATCTTTTACAGTTCTAACTTTAGTTTCAAATCTAGGTGTAGAATAGTTTACAGGAGTAAATCTCCCACTTAATAAATTGTTAATCATTTTTTTAGAAGTACCTGCTTGTTTCATAATATCATATATTTTATTTTCAGATAAATCTAACAACCTTAAATCTTTAATTCTGATGTACATATCTTTTTGAATTCTAAATGCTTCTTGCTGCATTTGATTAAATTTTGCTACTGTTTGTGTAGGTGTTTTATTTGCAAAATCTTTTACATCATAAAAACCTTCTGTTTCATCAACCGCTCTCAACAATCTGTTCATTGTAGATGTAAAGTATTTAAGATCCTTTTTAACATCAATTCTAATGATCCGTGTTCCAGTAAACAAGGCTAGTAATTCATCAGACAAGTTAACTGGTTTACCACCTTTAGTTAAATCTTTTGATAATGCGTCTCCTATTTTTTGACCACTAGTTACTACTCCGGGTTTAACTCCATCTAATACATAAGTTAATGATTTAATAAATTTATCTCCAAGATCATCTGATTGTGTGTACACAGAACCTCCACCATCTTTTTTACCGTTTCTTGTAGTCACATCTATAAATCTGTCAAACCCTAATGGCTCCGACACAAATGGTTCTAAAAAAGACAATACTGGTCCATTTTCTCCAAACATTAAATTCATTACAAACTGTTCTGTTTCTTGTGGGTTTAGATTTTGTTTCTGTGCTTGCGCAATCGCTGCGTCAAACGGTTCAAACAAACTATCATAAGGACTAAAATATGAAAAATTAATTGCAGCGCTTTCGCCATTCTTCCAACCTTTAACAGCTAATAAATTTTTATTTGCATCCCAAGATGCAGCTGATGATCTTTTATAAGCATTCCATTGTGAATCTGTTGAGTTAGTTAAAAATTGAGAAATCTCTGTAAATCCTTTTCCTATTGCATAGCTGGTCATAAAAGCACCTGTTAATCTTCTTATACCCATCTGTTGTATAGCTCTATTAGTTGGATGTGCTGCTTCTTTTAAACCTATACTCATAATATTTGCTCCTGTTCTAAGTATCTCTGCAGGAAAAGATATAAAGTTTCCTAAAGGTAATTTTCTTAATTCTTGAATAACAGGAGGTACCTTACTATAAGTTGGATAAGTATTTCTTAAAAGATAAGCTGATGCTTCTTCAATAGCATCATCAAATGTTTTTTTAACTCCAGTAATAGTATCGATAGGTTCAAATTCTTTACCCATATACTTAAACCAATTTTTAACTTCATCTAGATTTTTTAATGCCATTGATAATTGAGATTTACCAAATTCAAAACCATAACCTTTCCACAAGTTATCTCCCCCGGCGTATAACCTTGCAACTTTATCTGTCGGAGCCATCTTCATTAATTTATCAAATAAAGCATCTGTTGTATTTATAGAACCGTCTTTTATTTGAGTTAAAACTGATTTCATTTCTGAGGCTACAACGTTCTCATCCCATACACCAAGTCTAACTAATTTTTCTACATAGTTATTAAAATCTACTTCATCAATTCTATTACCCCCTGCCTTAAATATATCTCTTGCAACAATTCTCATAGCATCAGTAACACTTGCTCTACCGCCTACGTGGCCATTCATTAATGCAAAGAAAGAAGCAGATGTAACATTTCTAACTTGTGTTTGGGGTGAGTATAATGTTTTACCAATTTGAACACCAACTTTAGCTTGTAAAGCATGACGGTAAAAAGCCATTTGAACTAATTTATCTAATGTTCCTCCTACTCCAGCAAACCCTTCTACATATTCAGGAGATGCCCATTTACCTAAAAGATCTGATTTCATAATACCAAGTTTTGGAACACTTTTTATTTGTTGAGCACCAATAAACCCCGCATTAGTTGCATCTTCTAAAGTATTAAATAACCAACCATTTTTTAAACCTGATTTTGAAATATAATCTGCAGCTTTTTTATTTGCCATAGAGGCAATAGCTTCTGCCGTAGTAAAAGCAACAGACGCTTTTAAATTTCTTTCAGGACCCAATAAGTTTTTAATTTCGTTAGGTAATTCTTCTCCTGTTTTTAAAAATTTAAATTTATCATTTTGTAATATACGTGTGCCTATTTCTTTTAATTGTGTTAAAGGAGATTTCCCTTCAGCTTTAGCTGTTCTTAATATATCTTCCGCATGCATTTTAGCAGATTCTATATAAGCTTTTTCTGCATTAAGTTTAGGAAAAGTGTTTACAGCAGATTCTCTTAAATTTTTGTTTTTTTTAATTACATTGTTAACTAAATAATTAATTGCTTTATCCATTATATCTTTTGCAGGAACACGTTCAGGATTTGTAAATGTTTGAAAGGACCTAACTAAATATTTACCTACATTTTCAACTTCAACAGTAGCTAAATCTTTTGCCAATTCATCAGCTTTGCTTCCTTTAGGTAAAACTTTTTTAAATTCAAATTGAATTTTTTTAATATCATTACTTAAATCTTTTGTTAATGCTTGAAGTTCTTTGGGTAGATCATTTATTTTTAATTGACCTTTTACCACTCTATCAACATCTTCTAAAATATTTTTTGCTATCTCTTTAATTTCATCTGCAAAATATCTTTGAATAGCTGGAGAAGTAGTATTTTTATTATATTCATTTTCAAATTGTTTAGCTAATTTATAAGCAGTATTTTCTAAACCTTCATAAGTTCTATCAATTTTCCTAGCTCTACTTTTAATATATAATTGTACTTGTTCACTGATGCCTTCTATATCTTTTGGTTGTTTACCATAAGATCTAAACCATGATAAAAAGTTGTCTAGTCTTTTAATATTTCTATTTACTTTATTAGGGGAAGTCACTGATTGTAATCTCCATTTTTCAAAAGGAGGTAGCTGTCTAACAATTTTCCCTGACATACCTGATATAATCATAGGGGCAATTATTTTTGCTGTAGTAAATTTCCCTGCGTTTTGTAACGTTTCTGATCCGGCTCTTGTTAAAGGAGCTACATATTTATTACCTAATAATAATTTAGCACCTTTCATTACTGTATTATCAATTGCTTTAGCTCCAAGTTGCGCTACACCTAAACCTTGTTTATTAACGAGTAATGGTTTTAATCCATACTTGTACCCTAGTTGTGTTGTTTTACCTATCAATGGAAAACCTCCACCAATCAAAGTACCTTCCGCACCATATTTAATTCTGTTTCTAAACTCTGCTCCTGCTTTTTTTCTTCCTGTTAAACCTTTAGTATCTTCAGGTTCAAAAAATATAGATTCTCTTCCTGGTTCTGATGCTAAAAAATCTGTAGCTCCAACTATTGTTGCACCTTCAGCAACTCTTGATGCTACTTGACTAACTTTTTTTAGTTTACCTCCTTTAACAGCGTCGGCCGCTTTTTTCATTTTAACAACTGCAGGTATTCTGCCGGTAATTTTAGCAATCGTCATTCCCGGAATACCAAACTGTGTAAGAATAGATGTAAGTTCCCCTCTCCATGTTTCAGGACGAGTAGGTTCACTCTTCTCCATTATTTTTTCAAACTTAGATAAAAAATCTGTATTGGCTGCAAGGTCTGTACCTGCAAATAATAATGCACCTAGACTATGTTGAAGATCATGTATACCAGAGTCTATTCCTTTTGCTATTTCATCAAGACCTGTTGTGTAGTCTCTCTCTTGTGTAATCTCTCTATTATTTATTCTAAAACTTGGCGCCTTTGCATCAGGTAAAGATTTAACAACTTGTTTAATATCTGGAGATATTTCTTTAAGTTTTGGATCCATAAAGTATGAATCAATTGCTCTTTTGGTAGGATTCAATTGATAGTACAAACTCATAATATTTTTAGGGTCAGGCATAGCTAACCACTTCACAGGTTTTTTAGGTTCTGTTTGAGTAGATAACTCTTCTTGTATTTTAAGTTTGATTTGATCTAAGTCTAAAGGTTTCGGATCCCTTACTTCAACTTCAATAGCTTTGTCGTCTTTAACATCTTTAAGAAATCGTTCGTAGGCAGTATCAGCCATGTTACGCTCCCGGTAATACTAAATTAACACTATATTTTTTATTGAACTGATCTACTTCTTGTTGTGATGAAATCATTGCAAAATCTTCCAAAGCTTCTGCACTGTTAGACATAAGTTCTACAATGTCATCTGTAATTTCATTAGGTAGTCTTGCTCTTAATTGATCGTAACTAATTAAATTATTAGCACCATCATCCATTGATCCTTGGTCCGTGGGCATTGCTGCTTGTTCCATGGCCATTGGGTCTTGTGCCATTCCCGATGGACCACCGTTCATGTAACCGGCTCTTCCGCCATCAGCATAAGTTCTTATACTTTGTAGCTCTTGTCTAATAGATTCAATTGCGTCCTTTTTAATCTGTGGGTCATTAGGAGATTTATATTTACGGTTTTCACCTAATCTTGCATCTTCGTTATATAATTCTTCTATTCTATTAGGGACAGCTCTATCCCCTAAACCTTTTGAATAAATTTCCATTAATAAATCATCTTCTAGATTTTTTGCAGAGAATCTATTGTATTTTTCTTGTAGTTGTCTTAACTCTAATTCTTCTCCCTCTTCTAATAAACCTTCTTCTCTTCTTTGTTTCAATTCTATAAATCTAGGCATTATTTCTTCAAGTGCTTTAGCAATCTCTAATTTTTCATAAGTCTTAGCTGCTCCACCTTCTCCTGCTGCTTCTGCAGCAATGTCAAGGTTTCCTTGTAATAATGTTTTAAATAAATCACCTTCCGCTGCGGCTTTAGTTATTCTTCTTGAATCTATATCTTGATATAATTGTGATGTTGGTTCTTTAGCTGATTTTGCTGCTGTAGTTAATAATCCCTTAAACCCTGAACCTGATGAAGGTCTCGACATTAAATCTAAACCAAATGTAGTTAAAAATCTATTTGCTGCTTCACCTTTAGGTCTTTCCAAATAAGGTTTGTAAGCTTCTAATAATTCAGGAGTCATTTGCCCCTTTGTAGATTTTAATATTTCTCCTAAGTCATAAGGAAGTTCTCTTCCTGCATATCCACCTGGCTCGTCTACCAAACCTCTTTTAGGTTTTGTAGTATCCAACCCTGATGTAATACCAGAATTTGCAGAACCACCCATTCTAAACATTGGTCTTTTTAAAGTTCTATTCATATTATTTCAATGCGCCGTATATTCCTGCTCCAGTAGCCGCTGCACCTAATGCAGTTTGTAAGAACGATGGGTCAGAAACTTGTGATTGTTGTGTCCCCGATCCTTGCATTCCACCCATGATCCCTGTAACAAGATTACCGTAGTTTTGTAATTGTTCTTGAGGTTGATAAGCAGCCATTCTATTTGCTTCTCTTGTAGCATCATATCCCGCTTGTGTTTGTGCTTGATTTAATGCGCCCAATGAACCTAAACGTGAAATATCTGTTCCTTGTAATCCAGGTAATGCAGATGCTAATCCCATTTGATTTTGAAATTGTTGTTGTGCTGCTTGTTGCGCTTGACCAAAACCTTGTTGTAATAATCCTGCTTGTAGTTGTGCTCTGTTCATATCAGAACCTCTCATATATTCTGATTGTACAACACCTTCACGTCCACCACCAAAAGCTCCTGATGCTACTGCTTGATCTCTTAAACCTTGTTGTTGCATTTGTGCGTTTCTATCAAACTCTGCAAGTGATGCTTCCATAACTTGTGATTGATAAGGTGACATAAATTGTTGATAAGCTTGTGGGCCTGTTGCAGCTTCTGCTTTATTTAAAAAAGGTTGATAACTTCCTAAACCTTGTTGTGCTAAATTTTGTGCATCAATTTGTAATTGATCTTGACCCGCAACTTGTGGAGCAAGTCCTGCTAAATTTTGTTTTCTTACGTCAAATGCTCTTGCAGCATCTTGTCTTGCTTTATATCCTTCCGCAGTCTCGCCTGATTGTTGTGATAAACTTCCAATTCCACCTGATACAATTGGTACACCTGTAAAAGCTACGGCTTGTTCGGCTAAATCTTTTCCTAGTGTTTCTACGAAGGGTGCTGGTCTTGATATTGTAGTTTCTGTTGCCATTATAATACTTCCTCTAATCTTTGTGATGTTTGAAACATTTCTCTAGCGCCATCTAATCCTTGCGATTCTTCAGATACTTCACCTCCGGACTCGAGGTTTTTCATCATATTATACATGACTTCTGCGCCTTTGTCTATATCTCCTTCACCTGCATTTCGTACAGCGTCGGCTGTAAATACAAATTCATTCTTAGATAGTCTAGCCGGAACATCATCTGCTCTTTCCATACGACCAATAGGCACAAATCCACCATCTTCTCTTAAATCCATTTCTTGATTATCCATGTCTAATAGAGGCATAGTCTCTTTTGCAACTGGTTCTTTAGATCCCTCTGCATAACCCATTCTACCACCATCAGCAGCCATTTGATATTGACTTCCTGAAAATCTTGGTGCCATAAATTTAAAAGGGTTTGATCTTAT